GGTCGGCCCGTGGTGTTCACCGAGAAGGCGCCGGGCGTGCTCGGCACCCAGGGCGACATCAACTTTGTCGACTTCGGCTACTACCTGATCGGTGACCGCCAGGTCATGTCCGCCATGTCCAGCCCGCACTTCAAGTTCGGGAATGACCAGACCGCCTACCGCATCATCGAGCGGCTGGACGGCAAGCCGTGGCTCCAGTCCGCCATCACCCCGCAGAACGGTGGGCCGACCCTGAGCCCGTTCGTCCAGCTGGCCACGCGGACCTGATCTAGGCTCTACCTCCTGGTGATCGTGGCAGGGAGCTGTCCCACCATCACCAGCCCTGCGGATTTCTATATGGGGTCCGCAGGGCGCAACGGTCCGGGCATTGGCACCCCCGGGTAGCCGCATCGCCGACGAAAGGTACTGAAATGGAAGCGCTCGGAAGAACTCTCCAGCCGGTGGCGATCGCCGATGGTGTGTACGTCAGCCTGGTCAACTGCGAGGGCGTGACGTTCAGTTGCTACCTGGCCGGTGCCGCCGGTGACACGTACACCCTGACCGAGGCGAAGGACGCCGCGGGCACGGGTGCGCAGGTGCTGGCCACCATCACCCGCTACCACACCAGCAACGGCGTCGGGGGTGTCTGGACGCTCAACACCCAGGCCGCGGCCAGCACCGTTGTGACCACTGCCGTGACCGCCCAGAACGGGATGGTTGTCGAGGTGGAGCAGGCGGAATTGTCCGACACCTACAAGTACGTCAAGCTGACGTCCACCGGCGCCGGCCTGGTCCACGCGATCCTGCGTGACCTCAAGGTCCAGCGCAAGCCGGCCAACCTGATCAGTCCGGTGGTGTGACATGACCGCGATGATTCAGGGCGATCAGGTCCGTTCGGTGGTGTTCGGTCAGCGTGTCGAGAAGACGGCCCTGGCCATCACCGGCATCAGCACCAAACCGCTGTTCCTCATCACCGGCGGACCGATCCTGATCACGTCGTTCGTTGGCGTGGTCACCACGATTTTCCAGGCCCAGGCCAACGCCGCCAAGATCGTGGCCACGCCAACGGTCGGCACGGTGAACGACCTGTCCGGCACGGTGGAAACGAATGGTGCGATCGTCGGTGCGCTGTTCGGGCTCACCGGCCTGGCCGCCGACGCCATGGTGCTCTCCACCGGTGGCGGCGTCAGCAATCTGCGTAACCCGATCGTGGTCAACACCGGCACCATCGGGCTCAACACCGCGGCGTCATCCACCGGTGCCGCGCGCTGGATCCTGACCTATGTTCCGCTGGATCTCGGCGCGGCAGCGGTCGCGGCGTAACTCATGATGCGACGGGTCTGGGGGCATGATGGCTGTGGCACCTACTGGGCGCTCAAGCTGACATCGTGCCCCCGGCATCCGGGCACCGAACTCAAGGAGATGGACATGCCCAAGATCACCCGATTCGGTGGCCACTCGATCGCCGGTATCACCGACACCGCCACCGGCCAGACCGAGCACGCCGCCGGCTTCACCGACGATACCGCCGCGACGCAGGCCAAGGCCGAGCAGCTGCAGGACGACGGTGGCGAGCCGGATACCGGTCTCGTGGTCGGTGGTGACGTAGGTGATGAGGAACTCCCGTTCGACCCGAGCCTGCTCTCCGTTGCCGACGTCAACGCCCTGCTGGCCGAGTGCTCCCCCACCGAGCGCGAGGCAGTGCTCGAGGCAGAGCGCAATGACAAGAACCGCAAGGGCATTGTCGGCGAATGAGCTGGGAGCAGTTGCTCTCGATCCGGGCCGAGCAGATCGAGGCAGCACGAGACGCCGAGAAACCGCCGGTGGCCTGCCCGAACGACGGCGAGCCGTTGCAGACCGGCCCGCACGGTCAGCTCTGGTGTCCGTTCGACGGCTGGAAACCGAACGGTTGACGTCTCTGTCCTAAGTGTCTATAGTGAAGGCATGACAACGACACGGACCGACAGCCCCGAACTTCCGGTCATCCTGGCTCGCACCGTCCTGGAAGCCCAGGGCTGGCGCCCGAGCAAGAGTGACCGGGCAGCGATCGTCGCTCGCGCTGACTGGCTGCGAGAGCTGACCGGAACGGACCACCTGTTCCCGATCACCGTCATGATCAAGGACATCTACACCGGAGCGAACATCGGTAGCGTGACCTTCGCCGAGTGCTGAACCTCTGATCGCCGACCCGCCCAGTTCGACCCCTGGGCGGGTCGGCTCTGTTTTGCCCTTGACGAAACTGTCCTAAGTGTCTATAGTGAAGGCATGACAACGACCGAGATTGCTAAGGGCCAGATCATCACCGTCGATGACATCGCGGAGACAGCTACCGTGCTGGGTTTCGTGGTCGATCAGGACGAGCACATGATCAAGGTTCGGTGGAATGGCTCAGGTAAGATCACTCACGAGTACCCTTCCGATGTCCGACCTGTGTAGGGACGGAACGGCCCCGGTCTACGGACCGGGGCCGTTCGTTTGTGCCTCATGCGGTCTGACGGTTTCTCTGGCCGAGTCCATTCCTAACCGGGATCTGCTCTGGTACCTCATCGGAGTGACTCGGGTATGTCGTGACGCCGAGCGCTGCTATCAGGAGTTCATTGCCGTACGCTGCTGATCAGGCCACTCGAAAGCAAGGGGTCGACTCGTGATCAGTCGCGCCACGTACTGCACCAGGGAAGATGTCGCATCCGTCCTGCAGGTGCTGCAGTCCCCTCGCGCGTTCCCCCAGATCGACAGGGCGATTGAGTCGGCCAGCAACAACATCGACGCTCGCTGCCACCGCGTGTTCCATCCGCGTGAGGCGGTCAAGACTTTCCCGTGGCCCGACCCGAACTCGTCATCGCGGTCCTGGGTGCTCTGGCTCGACTCCAACGACCTACTGCAGATCACCACCCTGACCAGCGGTGGCACCACGATCCCGCCGGCCGGTTTCTACCTGGAGCCCCAGCGGTACGGACCGCCCTACACCAGGATCGAAACGAATCAGGCCAGTGTCTCGGCGTTCAGTTCCGGGCCCGGCACCCAGCAACGCTCGATCTCGGTCACCGGCCGATGGGGTTACTCGGACACCGTCCAGGCCGTGACCACGCTCGCCGGGGCGATCGCCTCGACCACCGCTACCAGCCTGGCCGTGACCCAGGGAGCCGACGTCGGCGTCGGGGATCTGCTGCTGATCGATACCGAGCGCATGATCGTCACCGGCCGGTCCCTGATCACCACTGCCCAGACCTTGCAGACTCCCCTGGGCGCGAGCGCTGCCAGCGCCTCGGTGCTGGTCACCACGGGCACTGCGTACACCGTGGGGGAGGTCATCACGCTCGACGCCGAGCAGATGCTGATTACCGACATCGCCGGCAACATCCTGACGGTGGAGCGGGCGGTCAACGGCAGTGTCCTGGCGGCCCATACCGGATCGACGATCTACGCGCCTCGCACGCTGCGGGTGACCCGTGGTGCCCACGGAACGACGGCGGCCACCCATCTGGACCTGGCGGTGGTTTCTCGGTCCGTGGTGCCCGGCAACGTCCGCTCCCTGGCCATCGGTGAGTCCCTGGTGGAGCTGCAACAGGGAGCCGCGGCGTACGCGCGAACGGCGGGCTCAGGAGAGAACGAGCGAACCATCGGCTCGGGCCCTGGGCTCAACGACCTGCGAGACCAGGTCGAGACCCAGTTCCAGCGCAAGGTCAGGCAGCGTGCCGTATGACGATGACCTTCGACGTCACCGTCAGCGGTCCGCTGTTCGGTGGCCAGTTCCCCCGGATCATCAAGGACATCTCCGAGGATGCCCGCCGTGAGGTCGGCAATGCCGCCCTCGAACGGGTGCAGTTCATTCTGGACAAGAACATCAAGCACCCGACGCCGTACTACGAAACCCAGATCATCCAGCAGGCCCAGGGCCGGTACGAGGTCGTGCATGACCGCGGCATTATCTACGGTCCATGGCTGGAAGGAACCAGTTCCCGAAACTCCAGCACCCGGTTCAAGGGGTACGCCAGTTTCCGGAAAGCCACCCAGGATGTCGAAGCTCTGGTACCCGGCATCCTTGAGCGCGTGATCGCCAAGAACATCGGGCGGTTGCAATGACGCAGACCGGCTGGGGCGGTGCCGATCCCGTCCAGGTGGCGGACGCCGCGGCCTACGAGATGGGTACTGAGTACCTCGTCAACGGTGACGTGACCCTGACCCACATCAGGGTCTACTCCGGCGCCGGCCCGCTTCCGTTCACCAACCGGAAAGGCCGGATCTGGAACCTGGCCGGAACGGTGCTCGGCCAGGCCACGCTTGCCGACGCGCTGCCCGCAGGGTGGCAGCTGTACGCGCTCGACACGCCGTTGCCGATGGTCACCGGCACCCGGTTCATTGTCTCGTTCTCGACCAACGGCAATTACGCCGCGGTGTCCCATGCCTTCACCGCTGCCCAGGTCAACAGTTCTGACGGGCTGCTTACCGCACGGAAAGCCACCGATGCGCTCAACGGCAACGGTGTGTTCAATGCGATCAACGGGCCGACGTTCTTTCCGAACGTCGATTTCAACGACACGTTCTATGGGATCGACGTCGGCTACGACGCGGGGATCTCGGGCAACACCCCGCCGGTCATCACCGGCCTGTCCCTGTCCACACCGGGCGATGGTTTCTCGGTCACCGCGACGATCACCGCGACCGATGCCCAGACCCTGGTAGGCGCCATCTACGGCATCGACTGGGGCGACGGTAACACCACCCCGGCGGCGTCCGGATCGCACACCTACGCCACCAGCGGGCTGAAGGCGGTACTGGGCTCGGTCACGGATTCCGGCGGCCTGTCTGATCACGCGGCGGCTGCAATCATGCTGACGGAACCGTCAGTGGCCGGGCTCAACGTCATTGCGATCCGCGACACCCTGCTCAGCCATGCCCTGTCCACCGGCCTGTTCAACAACGTGTCCGGCCACGAGCCCAAGGCCGCACCGGTGGACGGCCTGGACGGAGCACTCTGGATCAACACCATTACCCCGGCCCGGAACAACTCCGGCCTGCGAGCCAGCACCCTGCGGATCGAGTACTCGTTCCGGATCAGCACCAACATGATCGGCGAACCGCAGGACGACATCGACCCCCGAGTGATGACCGCCGCTGCCATGTTGATGATGCTCTACTCCGGCGATTTCGAACTCGGCAGCAACGTCGAGATGATCGACCTGCTAGGTGCCTACGGCGAACCGTTGCAGGCCAGAGCCGGATATATGGAGATGGACCACCGGCTCTACCGGGTCATGGTCGTCACCATCCCGCTGATCGTGTCCGACGTCTTCACCCAGACCCCGTAGGAGAGCAGCATGGCGAAACAGAGCGGGCTCGGCGATCGGCTGTTCGTCAGCGGCGTCGACATCTCCGGCGACATCGGCTCGCTGTCGAACATCCACGGCGGGATCGCCACCATCGACGTTACCGACATCACCAAATCGGCGTTCGAGCGGATCGGTGGATTGCGTGACGGGGCCCTGTCTTTCACCTCGTTCTTCAACGACTCGGTAGCGCAGGCACACAAGACACTACGAGCGCTGCCTACGGCTGACGTCCTGGTGAGCTACCTGCGCGGGACTGCGATCGGTTCCCCCATGGCCACGGTCGCCGCCAAGCAGATCAACTACGATGGCACCCGAGGCAAGGACGGGACCTTGACGTTCGAGACCGAGGCCCAGGCCAACAGTTTCGGCCTGGAATGGGGAGACCAGCTGACCGCCGGGATCCGGACGGACACCGTCGCGACGTCACCGGCTACAGGCTTTGACACGGGGGCAAGCCTGTCCTTCGGGCTTCAGGCGTACCTGCACGTGTTCGCCTTCACCGGTACTTCGGTCACGGTGACGCTGCAGGACTCGGCGGACAACGCTTCCTTCGCTGCCATCGGCGGTGGCGTGTCGTTCGCTGCCGCGAGCGCAGTGGGCGCCCAGCGGATCGTCACGGTCAACACCCAGACCGTGCGCCGGTACGTCCGGGCGATCACCACGGGGACGTTCAGCAACGCAGCGTTCGCGGTGCAGCTGACCAAGAACCAGGCCGCCGGGCAGGTGTTCTGATGTTCCGGATGGAACCGGCCGGACCGGCGCACGCCTACGAGACCTTCCAGATCCACACCCCGCGGGGGCCGGAGACCCACCGCCCGGCGACGTGCGCCGAGGTGAACTGTGAGCACTGGCTGAACGGCTGGCAGACCCTGATCGACGCCACCAACACCGATCAGCTGGAAGCTCTGCGGACCAGCGGGCGCCCGTACACCGAGGTGGTGGATGATGGCCAGCCGTTCAAGTTGGTCCGTGTGTTCACGTTCGAGCCCGGTATCCCGTGCTTCCGTGCCAGCACCCACCGCAAGGCGGTCCGCCCGGACCTGCCGCAACTGTTCGTCGTCCGCAACGGTGACTGGCGGGGCAACGTCACCGGCGAGCGGCGGATCCACCAGCGCCCGGATGACTGGGTGGAGAACCTGCAGGAATCAACCGAGTCCCTGCGTGAAGCGATCGAGAGAGGCTGAATCATGGCGAAAACGAGTGGGCTCGGGCTGACGGCACTGAGCATCGACGACGGGGCCGGCACCGCCCGCGACGTCCGGAACGACATCGGTGATTTTCAGATGGCCACGCCGCGGGCGGTACAGGACATCACCGGCGTGGACAAGTCGGCGATGGAACGGCTGCTGCTGCTCGCGGATGCGTCGTTCACGTTCAACGGGTTTTTCAACGACGCCGCTCTGACCGGCCTGCACACCGTGCTGAAGACGGTGCCCAGCACCAGCGTGGACCGGGCGGTGACCATCACGATCACCGGCACGGTGGGCGCCAACACCCTGACGTGCGAGACCAAGGTGACGGACTACGCCATCACCCGGGGAGCGGATGGTGCTCTGACGGTGACCGCCCCGGCGGTGCTGTCCAATGGCGCGGTCCCGACCTGGGCATGAGCCGCAGGGAGCCGGGGTACCGGCCGGAACCGAAGCTGTACCGGATGGTGTTCGAGGACCATCCGGGCCTGGTTGTGCGTGCGCGCTCGACGTCGGCCGGCGCGTTCCTCGGGATCGCCGATCTCGCGGACATCGCCAACCCCGAGGACCCGGCGACCTGCAAGGCGCTGTTCGAGCAGTTCGCCGACGTCCTGGTGAGCTGGAACCTCGTGCACAACCACGATGGTCCACCGATCGATCCTGACGATCCTGACAGTGAACTGAAGTGGCGGGACGGCGATCCCGTGCCCACCACGCTGGGCGGTCTGCTGACCCAGGATTTCGACCTGGTCCTGACCATGATCCAGGGATGGATGGAAGCGGTGGCCGGCGTACCTGCCCCTTTAGTTCAGCCGTCCACCGATGGCAAGCCGTCCCTGGTGGAATCGCTCCCGATGGAACCACGGTCACAGAGCCGGGTGAGCTGATCCGGGCCAAGGCGATCATCGGGCTCTGCGAGCGGTTCCATTGCCTGTCGTCCCAGATCGAAGCGGAGGACGCCGAGATATTCCGTCTGGTACGGCTGTTCGACATGACGAGACCTGAGGAAGGGAGCGAGTAGGTGGCGAACGAGATCGAGATCCGGATCGGGTCCAGGGACGACACCGCTCGTGGTGCCCAGCAAGCCGAGTCACGGATGCGGAAGATCGGTAAGACCGCCGCGGTGGCGCTCGGTGCCGCGGGTGCTGCCGCCGGTGGCCTGTTCGCCAAGGGTCTGTCCGACAACATGAATATTGAGGTGGCCAACGACAGGCTGGCCGGTCAGCTCGGGCTCTCCACCGAGGAAGCCAAGAAAGCCGGGGAGATGGCCGGCGACGTCTACGCCCAGAACTGGGGCGACTCGATCGAGGACGTCAATGAGGCGATCCGCGGCGTGGACACCAACATCTCGGCGGTAGGCGACACCAGCAAGGAAGCGTTCGAGTCGATGACCACGGATGCGCTCGCGCTGAAGCAAACTTTCGACATGGACGTGGCGAAGTCCACCGAAGCGGTCGGAGCCATGCTCAAGAACAAGCTGGCGCCCGACGCTCAGGCAGCGTTCGACATCATCACCGCCGGGGCGCAGAACGGCGTCAACAAGGCCGATGACCTGCTGGAGACGTTCCAAGAGTACTCACCCCAGTTCAGCAAACTAGGCATCGACGGCAAAGACGCGCTGAACCTGCTGTCCGCCGGGCTGAAGGCCGGTGCTCGTGACACTGACGTCATCGCTGACGGTTTCAAGGAACTAAGTATCCGGGCGATCGACGGAAGCTCGCTCACCGCACAGGGTTTCAAGGCTATCGGCCTGAACGCGAAAACGATGGCTGAGGAGTTCGGCAAGGGCGGCGAGTCTGCACGTAAGGCCACCCAGAAAACAATGGATGGGCTGCTCTCGCTCAAGGATCCGGTGCAACAGAACATCGCCGGGACTGCCTTGTTCGGCACCCAGTGGGAAGACACGATCAAGCAGATTCTCCCGGCACTGGCCAGTGCCGACGATGAGATCCAGGTGGTTGACGGGTCCACCGCCAAGATGGCCAGCACGGTCGGCGACAACGCGCAGGGCAAGATCGACACCATGAAGCGGGGTTTCGAGCAGTGGACCCAGGGCATGGCGTCCAGCGATGGTGCCCTTGGCCTGGTGACCACAAGCGTGATGGAGTTCGGCGGTGGGGCAGCGATGGCCGCCACCCAGGCAGCCACCATGATGATGGCGATGCGCGGGACCGAGGTCGCTACCAAGGCCATGGCGGCGGCCACCTGGATCGCCAATGGTGCGCTGAAGGCGATGCGCGTGGCGATGACCCTGGCGCTCGGGCCGGTGGGGCTGCTGATCGCCGGTGTGGCCCTACTCGCTGCCGGGCTGATCTACGCCTACAAGCACTCGGAGAAATTCAGGGCCATCACTAATGCGGTTTTCAAGGCCACCGCCAACGCCCTGCTGCGGATGGTGGACGTCTGGCTCGCCGGCTTTCAGCTGATGTTTACCGTCCTGGGCAAGCTACCAGGGAAGTTCGGCGCTCCTTTCCGGGCCGCGGCCAAGTCGGTGCAGTCGATGCGGGACAAGGTGAATGGACTGCGCGCCGACATCAACCGGTTGCACGGCAAGGAAGTCCGCATCCTGGTGAAGACCGAGTACCGGGAGACATTCGATTCGGAGGTCAACCGGGACCGGACCACCGCCGGGCGGGGCAAGAAAGGCACCGGCGGGATCCAGGGCGCCGCTGGCGGCGGCGCCCGAGGCGGGCTGACCTGGGTCGGCGAGTACGGCAAGGAACTGGTCCGGCTCCCGTTCGGCTCGGCGGTGATGCCGCACGGTGACAGCGAGCGCAGGGCCGGTGCCGCCGCGAGCGGAGGTCGGTTGATCACGCTGGAAGTGGTCGCCAATGAGGCCGCGGTGTCACAGTTGTTCGCCGAGATGATCCGGAAATACGTACGGGTCAAGGGCGGTGGCGATGTGCAGATCGCCCTGGGTCGGTCCTGATGGCGTTCCCCACCACGGTTCTGCCGATCAGGGTCGGGCTCGATCTCGACGGCACCGCCACCTACGCCACCGACATCACCACCGACGTCTACCAGCGCTCGGACATCGTGATCAACCGGGGCCGACCGGATGAGGCTTCAGTGATCCAGCCGTCCGATTGCAGTTTCGTCCTGGACAACCGATCCACCAACTACTCCCTGCGTAACCCGACCGGCATTTACTACGGGCAGATCGGGCGCAACACCCCTATCAAGGTCTCGGTCGATCAGCCGACGTCCTGGTTGGTGATCAACGCCGAGACCGGTAACACCCCAGTCGGCGGTGCCTACGTGTCGACGCCGGACGCCGCTTCACTCGACATCGTCGGTGACATTGACATGCGCTTCGACGCTGATCTTGATTCCTGGTCCGAGGTCATGGAGCTGATCAGCAAATGGAACGTCACCGGTAACCAGCGGTCCTACGCCTTCACCCTGAACAGCACCGGCGGGCTCGTGGTCTGGTGGAGCACGGACGGCACGGCGGTGGTCGGCGCCACGTCCTCCATGCCGGTGCCGGTGACGCACGGTCGCCTGGCAGTGCGGGTCACCGTCGACGTGGCGCCGACTCTAGTCGTCACGTTCTATACCAGCGATAGCCTCAGCGGTTCCTGGACCCAGCTCGGGACGACGACCACGGGCGCCATCACCTCGATTTTCGCGAGCACCGCCCTGCTGCGGGTGCTCGACAATCCAGACAGCACAATCGGCGGTTCCATCATCCGGGGCAAGGTCTACGGGGCGGAAGTCCGGTCCGTCATCGGTGGCACCATCGTGGCCAACCCTGACTTCACCGCCCAGTCAGAGGGTGCAGCGTCGTTCGCCGACTCCACCGGTAAGACCTGGACGCTGACCGGGGCGGTGGGGCTGACCAAGCGGGACGTCCGGTTCATCGGTGAGGTGGCCGCCTGGCCGAGCCAGTGGGATGTCAGCGGCCAGGACATCACCGTGGACATGCGTGCGGACGGCGTTATGCGCCGGCTCGGCCAGGGTCAGAGCGCGCTGCGCTCGGCGCTGTACCGCGGGCTGATCGCTGAAACCGACCTGCTGGCCTACTGGCCGATGGAGGACGAGTCCGGCGCTACCAGCCTGGCCGCGGCGTCACCGCGAACCAAGTCGATGACGTTCAACGGCACACCCAGCCTGGCTGCTGACTCGGTGTTCGCCTGCTCTCTGCCGATCCCCCAGATGAACGGTGCTGTCTTCAGTGCGACGGTGCCGAGCTACACCAGCACGAACGAGATATGCGTCCGGTTCCTGCTCGACGTCCCGTCCGCGGGGGCGGTCAACTCCGGCATCATCGCCCGCGTCTTCACCACCGGCCTGGTGGCTCGCTGGGATCTCACCTACGGCACCGGCGGCACCCTGTCGTTGTCCTGGTGGGAAGCGGACGGGACGGCGATCGGCAATACCGGGGCGGTGGCGTTCCTGGTGGACGGCCGGCCGATGCGGGTCTCGATCGAGCTGACCACGGTCGGCGCTGACACCAACTACGCGGTCACCACCCTGCTGCCTGGCGCATCGAGCGGCAACACCACCACCGGCACGGTGGCGGCGCGGCCGACAACCCTGGTGCAGCGGGTGCAGCTGAACTGCAAGGCGCTGCTGCAGGACGTCGGCATCGGGCACCTGTCGGTGCAGAGCGACATTGATTCGCTGTTCAGCCTGGGCAGCCAGCTCAACGCCTTTATCGGTGAGACCGCCGGCCGCCGGTTCCAGCGGTTGTGCCGGGAGGAAGGTATCGATCAGCAGTCGTTCGGCGATCTCGACGACTCGGCGGCGATGGGTGCTCAGACGCCGCAGACCCTGCTGGACCTGGTCAAGGAATGCGCGGCGACGGACCTGGGCATCCTCGGGGAATCCAAGGCGGTGCTCGGGATGTCGTACCGCCCGCGGTCCTGCCTGATCAACCAGGCCGCGGCGCTCACCATCCCTTACCTGTCGCTGGCACGACTCGGGCCGGTGGATGACGACGCGCTGGTCCGCAACGACGTGACCGTGTCCAGGCCCGGCGGGTCCAGCGCACGGGCGGTGCTGGCCACCGGCGCCATGTCCGTGCTCGACCCACCGAATGGCGTCGGCCGGTACGAGGACACGCCCAGCGTGAACGTCGAGGCTGATACCGACCTGCCGGATCAGGCCAACTGGCGGGTCCACCTGGGCACGGTGAATGAGGCCCGGTATCCGGCGATCGAGGTCAACCTTGCGCGCCCACTGGTCGTCGCCAGTACCAGCGTCACCGCCGGGCTGATGCGGCTCGATCTCGGGGACCGGATCGTGGTCACGAGCCCGCCGGCAGGGCGTACAGCCCCCGGCGACGTCAGCCAGATCTTCCAGGGCCTGACCGAGAATCTCAACGCCATGGCCTGGACCATGACGCTGAAGTGCTCGCCGGAGTCACCCTGGCGGGTGGCGGTCTACGGGGCGGTGACATCGGGAGATGTCGCCCGGTACTCGAGCGACGGCTCGACGCTGGCGGCCACCATGACGACCACCGCGACGTCGGTCACGGTGGCAACGACCACCGCGGGGAAACCGCTCTGGCTGACGACAGCAACGATCCCCGGCGATTTCCCGTTCGACATCATCGTGGCCGGTGAGCAGATGACCGTGACGGCGATCGTCGGTGCCGCCTCGCCGCAGACCTTTACCGTGACACGATCGGTCAACGGGATCGTCAAGACCCATGCCATTGGTGAGACCGTGGAATTGTTCACCCCAGCGTATTACGGATTGTAGGGAGTCCTGATGGCAGTACCTGTAGCAGGCCAGATCATCCGGGCTTCAGACGTAATCACGTACCTGGACGCCAGGCCCAGGGTTCACGCTTACGACGCCACCGGCGTGTCGTGCACCAACAATGTCTCGACGCTGATCACTTTCGATTCCGAGATGTATGACAGCACCGGATCAATGCACACCGGCGGTAACCCTTCCCGGCTGATAGCGCCCATTGACGGGCTCTATGAGTTCTATGCGCGGGTGACGCCGGTAGCGGTGTCGACCACGTACGGCGTCACTTCCCTGCTGAACATCCGGCAGAACGCCGCCGGGGCTGCAGCCGGTGGAACGTCGCTTCAGAACACCGCTTTCGAGGTCGCAGCGGCGGCCACCAGCCCGACCCCGCACGCTCTGCTCACCAGGGCACTGGTGGCGGGGGATTACCTGGAAGTGTTCATGCGGCAGAGCAGCGGTGCCGCCCGGCTGACCATTCCCGGCGCTTACTCGACCTGCGCCTACATGAAGTACGTTGCGTCCAGCTAACCCTGAAGGAGAACCGGACATGGTTACTGTGAGAAGTCAGAACGGGTGGATAGCACGGGCCGATACCAGCAAATTGACCAGGGCGACCGCTAACCTCATCGGCGGAACGCTGCTGCATTTCTGGGCGGCCAATGAAGACGTAGCCGCGGTGCTGAAAGACTTCATTGAGGAGTTCGATCGTCGGATTGAACGAGTGGCCGGGCCGATCAAGGATGACTGGTCATATGCCAACCGGCTGATCCGTGGATCCACGGAGGTCGTCAGCAACCACGGCTCGGCGACCGCCGTGGACCTGAACGCGCTCAAGCACCCGCGAAAGGCGCACAACACCTACACCAAAGCCCAGCGGCTGGAACTGCGGAAACTGATTGCCGAGTACGACGGCGTGCTGCGGCATGGGGAGTTCTACGATTCGACCATCGACGGTATGCACTGCGAGATCGACGCCGGCCCGCTGGAAGTGAAGCGACTGGCGGACAGGATCCGGGCGCGCAACGCGCCGAAACCGACACCACCGGAGGAAATTGAGATGCCGCAGACACCGATCACCAGCGCTGAGATCGACCGGATCTGGAACGAGCCGAATGAGGCGATCTTGAAGCAGACCCCCGCCGGGGCGGTGAAGACGACGCTTGACCGGGTCGCCGCCGGCAACCTGCAGGACCGGGCTCGGGACGGTTCGCGTGCGGCGATCGTCGATGCGCTCGCCGATCCCGAGGACCCGCTGACGGTGTGGCTCACCCGCATCGAGGCCAAGATCGACGCTCTCACACCGCCGGAATAGATCATGCTGGGGGCACTGGCCACCGCCGTGGCCGGTGCCAACGGCGGGACGGATTATCTCCAATGGGCACTCGACCAAGGCGGAGCATTCCTAGTAGCAGTGGTGTGTGCGTACGGATGGTGGAAGGCAGAGAAACGTGCTGACGCCGAGCGAGCCGCTCGTGATCTCCTGGCCAGCTCGATCATGGATAAGTTCGTTCCTGCCATCGAGAAGTCAACAGCCGCACAGTCAGATTTCATCGCCGCAGCCAGGGAGCAGAGCTGGAGAGCGCGTGACGACCGATGACGTGCTTAAGCTGCTGAACAAGGCGGTGAAGGAATCCGAGCGGGTCACGCGGACGCTGGAGACTGCTGTCGAGCAGATGAGACAATCGTCCCATGATTGACCTGGACGCATTGGACAAGTCGGTCCGTGAGATGACAGCGGAGTTCGCCGGTCTGCGCCTGGATCTGACCGGTGTCGGCAAGCGGCAGGTGAAGCAGACCCGCGTCAGCTGGACCGCGATCATTGTCGGCGCCCTGCTGTTCGTCGTACTGGTGCTCGGCGTGCTCGACAACCGAAAGGAGATCGCTGAGAACAACAGACTCTGGTGCCCGGTCCTGGCCATCGTCGGATCCAACGATCCACCGCGGACCACGGACGCCGGCCAGCGGATGGTGCACGAACTGCACCGGCTCGGCCAGCAACCGGCCTACGGCTGCTGGTAACCCTGCAATGAAGTGAGGTCAGTATGTGGACTACCAGTTTCTGGAAGTCGGCAGTTGAGCGAGCGGTCAAGACGGCTGCTCAGGTCACCGTGGCGTTCCTCGGGGCCGACGTCGTCAACGCCTTCAGCGTGGACTACCAGCGGGTGGCAGGCATCGCGCTGGGAGCGGCGGTGGTCTCGATCCTCACCTCGGTTGCCAGTGCAGGTGTCGGACCCGAGAACAGCCCGTCCCTGGTGTCCACCACGTAGAATGAGCGATGCCGGTCCAGATGGCCGGCACGTGAAGTATGGCCAGCCGATGGAGCCCCGCCCTGTCTTCCTCAAGGGCGGGGCTCTCGGCGTTCTGGGCGAACCACTAAGCCGTTTCGTTTTACAGCCGACCGGCGTTGAAAGGTCGGACCCCAGACGTTCAGTGGTAGATCGTGATCCAGCTGCAGTACAGGCATCGGGTGGCACACCGCCAGATCACCGGCAGGGACTGCGTGCTCGTCACGTTCAGGCGCTCGACCTGTTCCATGGGGCGGGGAACCTGGATAGAGCCGTTGGCGTGCTCCCTGAACGCCTTGCAGACAGGGCACCATTCGCCGATCACCGGAAGCGTCCGGTTCAGGACCAGGTTGGCGCTCACCGATTATCACCGGCCGGTTGTTCCAGCCGTGAGATCCGAGATTCAAGATCTGAGATCCTGTTGTCCTGCACCCAGTTGATGGCCAGCAGGATGCCCGACCACGCTTGTCGGCTCACGTCACCACCGCCGGCGTCAGCAGGGCCATCGCTGCGAGCCAGGCCCCGAGCAGCACCGCGAGGGCGATCCAACAGGTATCGGCGAAGTGGCGTTGCCTGCTGCCTTCCAGGCCGAGCCCTTCACCGATGATAAAGAACCCCTCCCAGACCATCAGCAGAAGCATTGCGAGCATTGATCTTTCGATGCGAGCAGCCATCACGTGTCCTTCGTTGCGTAGTGAATGAAGATCCACACCAGAGCGACGATCGACACCGGACATGCGGTGCCGACGATGACGAAAGCCAGTGCCCAGCCGCTCATATCAGCCACATCATTCCGGCCATCCAGGCACACCCGAGCGTGAAACCGATGACGAACGCCCAGCCGATCGAGCGCTGGCACTTCACCGTCTGGACCGGTAGCGGCACGGCGTCCAGCTCGGTGGCCGGTCCGGGCAGGAGAGCCCCGAGCGCAGGCAGGACCACGGTCTCGGCCTGGCGGGCGGCGTGCACCACGACCATCGGGATCGGCGCGGTCTCGGGCTCGTGCATCCAGCTCAGGACGGTGTCGACGTCGCGGTCGAACTGGCGGGTGATGGGGACGACATTGCTCAT